ATGTCCCCCCTTCCCTACCAGTCAGCTCACGAGGAGCTGCATTTCATCAACCGCTCGGGCTGGCTGCGCGCCGCCGTGCTCGGCGCGAATGACGGCATCGTCTCCGTCGCCTCGCTGATCGTCGGCGTGGCCGCGGCCGATCCCTCGCCCACGGCGGTGCTGATCGCCGGCGGCGCGGGCCTTGCCGCAGGCGCGATGTCGATGGCGGCGGGCGAATATGTCTCGGTCAGCTCGCAATCCGACATCGAACGCGCCGATATCGCGCGCGAGACCGCGGCGCTGCGCGACACCCCCGAGGAGGAGGAGCGCGAGCTCGCCTCGATCTTCGAAAGCCGCGGGCTGAGCCAGGCCACCGCCGCGCTGGTGGCGCGCGAGCTGACCGAGAAGGACGCGCTCGGCGCCCATGTGCGCGAGGAGCTGGGCCTGTCCGAGGTCCATGCCGCGAACCCGCTGCAGGCGGCGCTCGCCTCGGGTCTGACCTTCTCGGTCGCCGCGGCGATGCCGCTGATCGCGGCGGTGCTGGCGCCGGCAGGTCAGGTGATTCCGGTGGTGGTGGGCACGACGCTCGTCTGCCTTGCCCTGCTCGGCGCGCTCGGCGCCCGCGCCGGCGGCGCGCCGATGCTGCCCGCGACGCTGCGCGTCCTGTTCTGGGGCGCGGCGGCGATGGCAATCACCGCAGGCGTCGGCCGGATCTTCGGGGTGAGTGTCTGACCCCGTTCCGGGGCGGCGCAGAGGGGTGCGGAAAATTTTGCGAAGAGGCGCGAAATTCTTCTTGCGCCCATCCGCGCCCCCCCGTATACGACGCCCCACGCAAGGCGCTGAACCAGCGCTCTGCGGACCTCACGGTGGGGCCATAGCTCAGTTGGGAGAGCGCTTGAATGGCATTCAAGAGGTCAGGGGTTCGACTCCCCTTGGCTCCACCAATAAAAACAAAGACTTACGAAGCAAAAAGCCCCGCCACTTCGGCGGGGTTTTGCTTTGGGGTAACGTTTCGGGTAACAGATCACCCCTTGCCCCGCCCCGGTGGCAGGGTCATCGTTCCCGCCGCCCAGCGCGCCGCCGTGGTGCAACTCTTGCCGCAGAATCGTTGCCCCGGCCTGCCCTTGAACATCGCGCCGCAATGCGCGCACGGCCTGGGCTCGATCGGTGCGGCCCTGTGCCCGCATCGCACCGAACAAAACTTTTGCGTGTCGTGATGGGCAAAGAACGGCTTGCCGCAATGGGCGCACGTCTTTTCGCGCTTGCCGCGCGCATAAGCCTTACTCGCCCTTCTTTGGCAAAGTTTGCTGCAATAGATCGTATCGGCCCGAAGATGATCAGGAACCGGCCCGCCACACATCGGACAGATGCGCCCCTTGCGCGCCTCGGCACGCGCCTGCGCAACAAGGGCATGAGTCGCCGCGTTCTTGCACTTCATCGAGCAATACATCCGCCGCGCCGTCGCACCCTCGGGGAGAGGCCCGCCGCAATGCTCGCATTCTGCGGTCAGAGGTTGCGCACCGCCATGTCGAGCGCCGTTTCCTCGTTCGCCTCCTTGATCCGCCGAACCCGCATGTGCATGGCACTCGCGCAGAGGTCGGAGCAAAACTTGTGGCGTGTCTCGGGCAACTCCTTGCCGCAGCGCGCGCAGCGGGTCCGCTCGATCAGTGTTCCGGCCTCGATCGTCCATTCCGGTTGTCCTTCGTTCCATGTCGGGCGGATCATCGCCCCAGCCTTGCGGAAAGCATCTTCGAGCACTTCCCGCGCCATCAGATCGGCGGCGCTCCACCCCCAGCCCTGCAAGCACAGGTCGGAGCGGATGCCAGCCCGAAGCGGCCCTTCGAGGCCCCACAAGCTGCCCGTCGCGCCCGCCTGAAACGCCAGCCGGATCACGCGGGCCAATTCCACGACCAAGGCGTTATAGCGTTGCTCGCCCATGCGGCCCCGGCGGGCATCGCGCGCCCGCCGTTCTTTCCGATTGATCAGATGCGGCGGAAGCTGGAGCATGGCTCAGTCCGCCCAGTCGATGAAGCTCAGAGCGTCTTGCAGGGTCGCGCCCTCGATCCCGGCTTCCTTGGCCTGCGCCAGCGCGCCCACCATTGTCGCCAGCGCCCGCGCCTTGCCGCCCGCGTCGAAAGCCTGCATCGGGCGCACCACGTCGATTTTCACGGCGCCGCCCAGCTTTTCCGAGGCCTCCTCGGCCAAGAGCATCGCAATGGGCTGCATGACGATCTGGGCTTGGAAACGGATACCCTCGCGCACAAGCGGCCCCTGCGCCGCCTGCGAGAACATCGCGGGCAACACGCCATAGGCCGCGAAGATCGCGCCCCGTGCTGCGTCCAGAAGCTCGGCAGGCATGGCCCGTTGAAGATCCGGGGTCAGTTGATCTGGCGCCTTGCCTGCATTCGGGTGCATCCCGGCCCCGACAGCCTGCGCTACGCCTTCCACGATCAGCGCAGAACCGCGACGGCCTTTGAACGCGGATCGCATCGCCGCCATATCCGAGGCGCTGCCCTCGGGCATGTGTGCAATCTGAGAGCCAATCGGGGCCGACTGCCATGTGTCGCGCAATGCCGTCTCGATCTCGTGCAAGAGGCTGGCGGTCAGGCTGGCACGGCGCAGAGGCGCTTGTCCGGTCCAAGGGGCCACCGGGTCAACGCCCAGCCGCACATGCAGCACCTCGCCAGCGAGAACCGTGTGAGAGGTCGAACCGCCCGCCTCGGATACCGTGACGCGATAGGCCCGCGGGATGCCGTCCTTGGTGGACAAATCGTAATCGGCGCAGGGAATCAGCCGGTCGCGGATCAGCAACACCGCCTCGCCCCGCATGGCCAGAGAGCGGGCGATAAGCGCCATCGTCTTGCGGTCCAGCAGATCGGTGCCGGTCACATCGGCCAGGGCAAAGGCAGATTCCCAGAGCGTGGCGCAAGTTTGAACCGTCGCGGTCAATTCCGCGATGCCCGACACGCCGCTGATATACGACTCGCGCGCCGCGATGATTGAGGCGGTGTAGCCCGCAGCCATCGCAGAACGGGTTTCGGTTTTCTTCGAGAAGGGCCACCGCATCACAGCCTCCACCGATTGAGGGGGTTCACCGCGCCCGCGTAGGGCTGGCGGTCTTGGTGCAGTTCCCAGCCGCGCGCCTCGATCTGCGCCGAGGGATAGGCCGGAACCGTCACCGCCGAGACCTCGAATAGCGCCGCCTCGGTGACAGTGCGCACCAGATCAGCGCCGCGCCGTTCCACCCGATCGCCGCCGTTCGGCACCCGGAAACCGGGCGACAGGCCCCGAATCAGGCCCGCCCGATGCGCCGCAAGGAAGTCCGTCGCCCAGGTGGTCGAGGCGTCCACGATCGCGCGGATTTCCAGCGCCGCATCGGTGCTGCGCAAGGTGAGGGTGCCCGCCGCCGTGCTGGCGAGGGGCTTTGCATAGTCGTGCTGGGCGAGCAGGTGGATTTCGTCGCCCGCCTCGATCCGCGCCCGGAAGGCATGAGGGGCGAAAACCTCGCGCCGCCCCGGTGCCAGTTCCGTTTCGGCGCCATAGGGGAACCGCGCCGAAAGGTGAGTTGCCCCACCTTCCGCGCGGATTTCCAGCGTCCCGAGATTTCCGCCCCAGAGCATCACGCCACCTGCACGCCGGTCAGGAGTTCGAGCTGCGCACCGCGCGCCACCGTCACGTCGCAGGTGGTCAGCGCGGTCAGGCGCAGGCCACCAGAGGCCGCATCGCTGAACGGATCGCGGATCAGGTCCACGGCGCCCCACATGCCGACGAAGACCGGAGCCACACCGCCCGCCGAGGTGGTCAGCAGCGAGGTGCAGGCCGCAGGGGTGCCGGTCGGAGCGGAAAGCGCGGTCGAAGACATGGCGATATTGCCCGCCGGGATGTTCTTCAGCAGGCGGTCCCATTCCGTCACGGCGGTGCCCGCGAAGGCCTCGGCGTCATCCATGAAATTCCAGACCTCGGGGCGGATCATCAGATTGACGCCCCCCGGCCCGCCCGCCGCATTCGCCGCCATGAAGCGCACCACGGCCTCGCGATAAGCGCCCCATGACGCCGCTGCGTCGATCGCGGTCGAGGTGATGCCATAGGTTGCCGCCCCGGTGATCACACCCAGCGGTTGCCCGTCCGCACCCGTGCCCAGGAAGATCGCCCGGTCGAGTTCGGCGCCCATCGCCCCGTTCATGTCGCGCCGGATCGCCGCTTCCAGCGCCTCGCCCGATTGCAAGAGCGCCTTGCGGGTGATGCGCATCTGCACCCCCATCGTTTGCTCGGGCTTCAGCGCCTTGTCGGTCGTGGCATAGGCGGTCGGCCCCGCAACGCTGCCCGTTTCGCCATCCGCCCAGCCCGCCGAAACGGCAGAGGTGGCGACGGGCCATTCGACGGCGCCGGAGCCGATCGCGATCATCTGCGCGCCCATCCGCGCCGCGACAGAGGCCGGGAACAACCTGTCGATCAAGGGCCGCGTCTGGATCGGGTCCGGGGTGCCGGTCGAGACGGTTTCACCGGCCCGCGCTTCGAGCGCGAGGAGGGGGACCGGGTAGCCCCTATAGCCCCCAGCAGCACGCAGCTCGGTCACGACTTCGGCGGTCTGCCCTTCGAGGGTGCGGCCCTCATTGAGCGCGCCGATCACCTGGCGCATCTGGAAACCGGCCACCAGATCAGACCATTCACGGCCCGCGCGGGTTTCCAGATCGGCCCCGGCTTCGCGGCGCTCGGTGTCTTCCGCGATCAGCGCGGCGCGATACCGCGTTTCGTTCGTCTGATACTCGCGGTCGAGGTCGCCCATCGTGCGCAACTCGTCCTCGGTCGGGGTCGGCTTCGCGGCCAGCGTGGCCAGTTCTTGCCGAATTTCGGAGCGACGAAGCTCCAGCTTTTTCGATTCCAGCATTTGATACCTCATGTTGCCGGGTTGGGGTTCGTCGCCAGTTCGGCAACGGCTCGATCCCACGCCTTGCGGGCCGGGGATTTCTCTTTGTGCCCGACCTCAAGCCGGGTCTTTTTCGTGTGGCAGCGCGGGCAAAGCGCCTGCAAATTCCGGGGTTCAAAGGCCAGATCCGGGCGCAGGCGAACCGGCTGGATATGGTCGATCTCAAGGCGCCGCCGATCGCCACAGCACCGGCATTTCCAGCCATCGCGCTCTAGGATCACTTGCCGCAGCACCGCCCAGCGTTTCGTGCGGGTCACGGCCTTGGAGTGGCGGGCGTATGTGTCGCGCTTGCTCATAGCCATGCCACCCTTGCCTTGCGCACCGGAGCGGCCTTGCGGCGCTGCCCCTCGGCAACTGCCAGAATGGATGCTGCAATCGCGTCGATCCGGCCCAGAGATCGCGCCTTTGTCAGTTTCGCGTTCATCGCGTCATCCATGACGACAAGCGCGTCAGAGGCCGCAGAGCGCAGCAGCAGCGACGGCACGGTCAGCACCTCGCCGTCAAACACCGCTTTGCGGAACGCCTCGGTGTCGAGGCCCCCATCTCTGAACCCTTGCCCGCGAAACACCACGGGAGCGCGGATGCCCGCCGCCGCCATCGCGTCCAGAAGTTCCGCCTGCCGATAACGGTCAGCCACCAGCGCCACGACATTCGCGTCCTGCACCAGCTCATCCCAGACGCGCCGCAGCCACGGCCCAACCTGCACCGTGCTTTCGCCGGAGGTGATCAGTTCGCCGCGCTCGGCCATCTGGATATATCGGTCTTTGACGCCATCGGCTTCGCCACGCTCGGCAAGGCCCGGTTTCGTCGGGAATGCGCCTTGCACCTCAAGCCGCCCGCTGGACGGCCAATAAGCGGCGAAGGCGCTCATGGAGCGGCTGCCGCCCAGGTCGAGGCCGATCACGCAATCCCCCTCGCGCGGGGGCAGATCCTCGGGCGACACTTCGCAGGCAGTCCATTCGTCAACGGTCAGGAGCTGCGCCTTGCCAACATCAGAAACTCGTTGGTTGAGGCTGTAGAGCCTGAACCCCGTGAGCGCCTGCCCGCCGCGCTGAATCGCGATGCGCGCCTGTTGCTGCAACCAGTCGAGGCTCGGGCCGATGCCAAATTCGGAGCCGGGGTTGGCGGCCTTGATACCGTCCAGATCATCGGCGGGCATCCCCAGAGGCGCCCGGCATTCGATGACAAAGCTATGCGGCGGGGGAGTGTCGAGCATCTGCGAAAACGGGTGCGTGTCGTCGCTCGCAGAGGTCGAGATGATCACCATCTTGGCGCGACGTTTGCCCGCCGACGTTTCGAGCGCGGCATGAAGTTGCATCCCCTTTTCGGGGTGCCAGTGACCAAACTCGTCTTCGATGATCAGCGTGGGCGAGAGGCCCAGAAGGTTCTTCGCATCCGCCGCAACGGCACGGATCATGCCGCCGCCCGCGCCCTCATAGCTGATTTCCAGACGGGGTGCCTGCCGGAAGGTGAACAGCGCCTGTTCTTCCTCGGGAAGCAGTCCGACAATCGCCTGAACATATTCCCAAGAGATGCGCGCCTGTTCCTTCACACGCGCCGCAATGACGACTTGACGGCGCGGTTGATCGTCGGAAACGCCCATCACATGCGCCAGCGCCAGAGCCGCCGAGAGCATGGATTTCCCCTGCCCGCGCCCCACGCTCAGCATTGCGACCATCGTGTCAGCATCGAGAACGCCGCGAATGAAGCGTTCCTGAAACGGCGCCAGCGCAAAATTCTGCCCGTGCAAAGGCCCCTCGGGAACCCGCAAAGAGCGGATAAAGGCCAGCGTCTTTTCGGCCAGACCATCGGAGCGCGCGCAAGGAACAGTCAGACCGCCGGTCCCTGGCCCCTCTGAAGTCTGGGCATTGGGACCAGTCTTGCGGGGTCTGCCTCTCGGGCGCTTGATCGGCGCGGCCTCGGTCACGCTTCCACCTCGGGTTCGCCAAGCGAGACACCGCGATAGCGTGCGCAGATGCGAGACGCGGCCAACGACAGCCCAAGCGGGCGATCCCGCTCGGTCGCCCCGCCTCGGTTGTCGTAAAGCAGGCTGAATTGATCGCAGGCAGCGAAGGCCAGATCGGCGGGAAGCTCGGCCAGCGTGGCGGGCAGGTCATAGGCCGCAGCGTGGGCAACATCGGCCAGCGCGGTTGCGAGCATCTGCGTCAGCGTGTCGTCCTCGTCGTCGTGGTCGATCCGGGCGTGTGCTTTGGCTTGGCTGAGAAGTTCGGTTGCGAGGGTCAAGGCGCACCTCCAATTGGGTGCGGCCATCATACATTCACGCCAATCCTTTGATAACTATCACACTTCCTAACGCTTCATCGCAGGGAAGGGCGGATCAACAGCCATGCACATGCAATGCAAAGCACATGCAAACGCTTGAAATGGACCCGATCACCCTATCTGCACACCCTGCCGCGCCTTCGATGCCGCGCTGACGCGCAGCACTCAGGCTTGGCGGTAATGGTGGTGGTGGTCGTGATCGGTCGCCGTGGTGTGACAGTCACCTCGCCACGGGGCAACGGCGGGCCACCCCCTCTTTCCCCCTAATGAAGGGGAAAGGGTGTATTATGATTGTGCCCAGTTTCGGGCATTTTCTCTGCAAGCCTGTAGCGCCCGGCCAGCTTGCGCCCCTTGCTCGGTTCGTTGATCTCCACGAGGAACCCGCGTTGCAGAAGCACGTCACGCGCATTCTCGATCCTGCGGCGCGGCCACGGTGGGCTTTTGGCCTCACTCATTGCGCGCGGTGCGATTGCAAAGGAAGGCCGGTTGCTATGCCACCTCTTGAAATACTGGAGCAGCGTGAACGCCTCGGGTTCGTCCAGAAGTGCATCCATCGTCACATCGCCTCTCGTAACCTGCGGTTTGCGCACGCCCAGAAAGTTGCGTCCCGTGCTTTCGTATCCCCACGCGGATCTTGCGCACCGTTCAATTTCACCGGACGACAGCGGATCAGGAAAGGCTTCTGCCCATGTCGCCGCAACGTCGATCAGCGAATCCACCTCGTCGCAATGTCTGGCCTGCACCATGCACCAGCGCCACAAACTCGCGTTGCGCTCGCCCTGAAGCACCGCCTCTGCTGCCCGCGTGAACCCGGCGCCCAGCGCGTTCGGGTCGATCATCGGCAGTTGCGCCAGATCGGCCAAACCGCCATTGCGGAAAGTGTAGGCGGCCCCGAGGTCTTCGCGCCATGAAGGCGGGGCGACGGTGAACCCATTCCCGAGAACGTCGATCGGCAGGCCATCAAAGGGCCGGATGCGCCGCCCCTCGCCATTGTGCCGATACCAGAGCTTTGCCTTGCCGGATGCCGTGCGGATCACGACAGGCGTTTCTCCGAAGCGTTCCAAGGATGCCGCAATCCATGCCTCGCCAGCGGCATCAACGTCGATTTCGGTTAGGCCGGACGCAGCCCCCATAAGCAGCCCCAGCCCGTCCGCATTTCCGAGAGCCTCGATCTGCGCCCATGCCTGCGCCCGCCTCGGTGTTGCCCTCTGCCAGCCCTTGATTGCCGGTCGCTTCGATCTGGTATCAACCGGAAACACGGGCAGCCCTGCGGCGGCATACTCAGGGCCATGTCTGGCAAAGATGCGAAGGGCGCTCATCGCGCCCCCCAGAAAAGAACTGCGTCGGGCGCATATTCTGCGACCAGATCGCGCATAAATTCGAGTTGGCGGGTGCCGGGTTCCCAGCCGGGGCGCCGCCGCTGTTCCTCGATCCGCAGCGCGAATGCGCGTTCCAGCGAATGCTCGGGGGTGCGGGCGAGAACGCGCGGCCAGGCACGCAGGCAGGTTTCGAGGTCAGCCATCACGCAGCCCCCTTCGCTTGGGCCATCTCATCGTCAGTGAGCGTGGGGTATTTGCCGCCGAGGCCCACCCATTCCATGGCGTGCGCCCGTTCGACTTCATCGAGCTTTTCGAGCGCCAGCGTCATCAGCGTTGCGGCATATTTTTGCCGCTCATACTCGGCGGGCAGCCGCGCCAGTTCATCGCTCGCGAACATGAGGGCGCGCAGGTCGTCGAGGCATTCCGCCGTGCGTTCGTAGTTCGTGCGTTGGTGATCAGGGACCATCACGCGGCCCCCTTTTCGGCCTGCGCGTCGATCCATGCGAGGATTTCAGCTTCGATCCAATAGCGGCGGCGCGCGATCACGCGCGGCTTGGGGAATGCCATTTCGGGATTATGGAGCCATCTCCACAGGCTCATGTCAGAGATACCGCCGCAGAGAGCGCGCACGGTGGCGGAGTTGATCAGCTTGTTTTCCACTTGGAAGGCCTCACGTTTTAACGGGTTACGTCAGGCCCCCAGATATTCACACGCTCGGGCTTAGGTCGTGCACACTTGATCCGCTTTTTTCGCCGCAAGTGTGCACGTCTGTCCCGTCATTGCGTAGCTGCCCACGCCCGGAACGCCGCGCGAGGATCGCCCCCGATCTCGAATGCCTCGAACAGATCGCACAGAAACTTTCCAAATCGAGAGGCGGGGTTGAGCGCCTTGTTAGGCGCATCATTTCCGGTCGCAAAACGCCAGACTTCTCGGGCGGATTTCACAAGTTGAATTCCGCTGAAGTTAATTCTCCCGGTTCCTATACGGGCACTGGGGGATTTTTCTATATGCCGCTTCGTCGACCGGATCGCGCCTCGAATTGTCAAGAAATTATCTTCCAACGCCTGCAAGGAATCGGCGGCTTTTCTTCCGACCTTTTCGGGATACGATAGAATTTCTAAATCGAAAGAAGAGGCTTCCTCACCAGATCTTGAAATTAGCGTATCCGTATGCGGGCCCCAAATCAATCTGCGCCCCAAATCATCGCGAGCAGCTTGTGTCATGGCCCCAAAATCAAGCGCCTCAAGAACCAAGTTCAATGCACGTTCTAGGTTTTCAAGATTTTCGACATCACGTTTCAGGTCGTAAATTACAGGGTCATGCCCAAAAGTCAGATTTTCGATGTAATCCACCCAAACGGCTGCCGCTTCTTCATTAACTTCGAGGTGCTGCATAAGCACTCGAATTGCAATGGCATCCCCCATCACCGCGCCCTCTCGATCCGCACCACGTTCTCGGCCTCGCCCTCGATCAGCGCCGCCACGCGCCGCGCCCATGCGTCCAGCGCCGCCCGCTTTTCGTCGGCATAGTCAAAGCGGTTGTAAACGCCCGCCACGCCGCGCCGGGTGCCGCTGCGGTGGTTCAAGACGGCTTCCACGACATGCGGCGGAAACCGCAGCCCCGCCATGCCGGTTGCCGCCGTGCGGCGCAGATCGTGAATTGTGAAGGGCGGGATTTTCACCGGCTCGGCCCCCTCGGGAAGATCCTTGTTCACCGCCTCGCCCATCAGCTTGTCGAGCCGTTCCTTCGCGCGGGTGAAGCCGGAAACCGGGGTTTCGCCCGTGGTCGAGAACAGATAGCGACCAATGCGGGGAAGCCCCCCAAGGATCGCCAGCACCTCGGGCGACAGCGGAATGACGTGTTCGTCACCATTCTTCGAGCGATCGGCGGGCAGGGTCCAAGTGTTTCCGTCCACCTCGCGCCACGTCATTTCGGCCACCTCGCGCAACCGCTGCCCGGTCAACAAGAGGATGCGATAGAGCGGCCCGAAGGGATAGGCCAGCCCGTCGCAGGCATTCCAGAACAGCCGGATTTCGTCGTCGGTCAACACCCGGTCGCGGGGTTTCTCGGGCGCCGGGGGCTTGATGCCGTCCAGCGGGTTCGCCTGCACAATGTCCCGGCCCTTCGCCCAATTGAACAGGGTGTTCAGATGCGCCCGAAGCCGGTTCGCCGTCACGGGGCTGCCCCGGTCAACAATCGCGTCTAGCACCTCGATCACGTCGCGCTTGCCGATCGACTGAATTTCCCGCTCGCCCCATTTCTTCATGATCTCGCGCTTGAACATCGCCGCCACATCGTCGCCGCGCCGGTTGTGGCTCGCGTGCCGCCTCAGAAAGAGTTCGATCACCGCCGCCACCGTGTCGCGGTTGGTTTGCGCCGCCGCTTCCTCCCGTGCCTTTTTCTCGCCAGCCGGGTTGCGCCCGTGGTCGAGAGTATCAAGCGCCTCGGTGGCGGCGGCCCGCGCATCGGCAACACCCATCACGGGCCAGCGCCCAAGGGTCAGTTTCGCAGGCTTGCCGCCGAAGCGGTAGCGCAGCGCCCACGATTTCGAGCCGCTTGGCTGCACCACAAGATAGAGGCCGGAAAGCGCCGGGTCGGGCACTTCGATCCGCTTTTCAGGGTCCGCTTTGAGAGCTTCCACCGCCTTCGCCGTCAGTGCTCGCGCCATGTCAAGAAATCCTCATGCACAGTCAAGAAACCTTGTCGGGGTAACATAGGGGTAACGGATTTGGCTGTTTTGGCTCGTTACCCACCATCCCGAACACCGCCTAACATAGCGACGAAAAGTCAATAAAACAAGGCGCATGGCGGCAATCAGGCGTTTTGATGCGTTATGCCGCGTTGGCACTAGATTTTTGAATGGCATTCAAGAGGTCAGGGGTTCGACTCCCCTTGGCTCCACCAAAATTATCTTGAAAAGTAGCGGATAGTTCTGCCTTTCTCGTCAGAGGATTTGCCTCTTCCAGGCACACCGGTGCTGTTTTCCCTACGAAAATCCATGCTGCTTTGATCCTTGGCTCAGGCCAAGTTGATCCCGTCGCAGCCCTTCCCCTTGTCAAACCCGAAGATGGCCCATGAGCGACCGTTTCTTCGTCGTGACGGGCGGCCCAGGTGCGGGCAAGACCAGCCTGATCACCGAGCTCGCCCGCCGCGGCATTCACACGATCCCCGAATCCGGCCGCGCGATCATCCGCGAGGAGCTGCAGAGCGGCGGAGATGCCCTTCCTTGGGCGGATCGCACCGCCTATGCCGCACGGATGCTGGAACATGACCTGCGCGCCTACAGCGCCGCGCAGGCACTCTCAGGCCCCGTGATCTTCGACCGCGGCATTCCCGACATCATGGGCTACCTGGCCCTCTGCGCCCTCCCCGTGCCGCCCCATGTGGCCAGAGCGGCGAGGGATGCTTGCTACAACGCCCGCGTCTTTCTGGCCCCGTTCTGGGACGAGATTTTCACACAGGACACCGAACGCAAACAGACCCGCGCCGAAGCCGAAACGACCTGTGCCGTCATGCGCGAGACCTACGCCGCGCTCGGATACGAAATTATGGAACTTCCATGCGGCGACATCACAATGCGCGCTGACTTCGTTGAGGCCTGTCTGCGATCGTGACGTGTATTCCGCCTAGGCCTTAGCGCACCGAAGGCACTCGAAGGGTCCCGCCAGTCCCACCCCAATGCCGCAACGGCGCCTATTGTAACATGACATGCCTCTTTGACGGAAAGGGCGGAGAGCCGTCTGATGGCAGTGCGGCGTGGCAGTAGCAGCATCGGACGAAAGCAGCCGTTAGCGCATGGTACCGCGATTCCAGCCGGCTCTTGACGTGGAGGGCGGGAAGCCGCCTGACGGCAGTGCGGCGCTGAAATTGCAGCAACCAGAAAGAAGCAGCCATTCCTTCTAGTCGAGAAAAATGTCATTAAGCATAGCATAGCTCTCCTGGATTCAGTTCAGGAAACCAGTGCTGCTGGTCTAAACGCCAACAAGTCACAATCCGTCACCTCTGCCACGGGAACAAATGCCTTCACGCCGCCAATGGCGTTGAACAGCAAGAGCCGTAGACTTGTCTGAACTTCCGGTTCATCGACGATCTTGCTGCTCACCACATCAGCGTGCGCGTTGCGCTCACTTAGTGGCGTATCGACAACACAGCAGATCTGTTCGATACTTCCCGCTGGCCGTCTAGCAGCTACCGCAGCGAAATCGACCACTCCCAAGACACCGCCGAACTCGCCGTGTTCGCGAACCTGGTATTCATGCAATATCTGAGCGCTAAAGTTCAATTCGGCGCGCGAAGCATGAGTCAAGCGGCAGACAGACATACCCGATTTGAAGCATCTTTTAAAAATACTTGAGGTTATCGACTTCTTTGGGGACCGCTTTAGGTCAATGTCTGACCGTGAAACGGCAAAATAGCGCAGTCGTTCCTCATCGTTAATCGGTCCAAAACCTCCAAGTACGGGGTCAGCCGTTTCACATCCACAGTATGGAAAGGACGTAGCCATATGAGCCGCGTCGCCGTTTTCTTTCCACCAGTCCAGATATGCTCTTTTATGTTCGTCGTCTGTCACGAAACTCTACGCAGCCAAAAAGTTAAAATTCTGAAAGAACTGAATGACTTCTGTCGTCGAGGCAGTATTCAGTTTTCCAGCCGCAGCGATAGAGCTTCCATTGACGATAGAGAAAGCAGCTACGTGATCTTTACCCAAGAAATCAATTGCCCCAACCGCCAAACCATCTTCGTTCAGGACTTCTAAGCTGACCTTTCCGTCGTCGTCGACTTCCACACATGGTGCCGGCAATTCACTCGGCCATGCCTGGGCCACCACGATCGCGTCGTCGATTGAAGCTGACACAACGGTCGTGTGTTCAGAGACCGCAAGAAGAAGAGAGCGAACACGAAGCGTTCTAAGGTCTTTCAAGACCTCATCTCTTGCTTTCGCGACAGATTCGTCTGCAACTGGTGCCGCTGCCGAGCTACTACTTCCAACAGATGGCGCAGGCTGAACAGCGTCAAAAAGGCTATCCACACTTAGCGAAGCAGGCCTAAAGGTGCCCATGTCCCCCCAAAGACCTGCGCGTTCCTGCCATTTAATGGAGTGGTCGTTCAGGAAGTCAGCAGCAGCGGGAGACACGATGGAAATGCTCGTCATGCCTCCAAGTGCGATTGCTCTCCAAGGATCAATAAGGCGGGTTGCTGTGGCTGTCAT